TTGTGTAAACCGCTTTCCTTCTCAAGTCTATCTTGATTGATACAGATATAATAACATGTCTCGCGAGGCATGTCAAGCTCAAAAAGCCATTTTTCTGATAAAGTTTTTACATCTAAGATACCAATTGAACGGATCTTATTAATCTCGGCTGGGCGTGCCATTTGGCCAATCTCTGGTTCTGTATGGTTGAAAAAGTTTAGGTAGTGTACGCATGAAAAAATAGTGTGATTAAGCTTTTCGTAGTAGTTTTTAATAGCTAAGCCCGGGATGCTGTTTTCAACTTCCAAATTGGACAAAATTGTCAAAGATTTAAACAATCCAGAACGAGCATATTCTTGTAAAACACCAAACATCATATTTTCAAGCAGTTTTGGAACTCCGGTAAGCAACTCTACATCGGGACGAACATAAAACACTTCCAAGTTTTTATCTTGAATTTGCTGTAATATTCCTAAAGTGTAATTAGAACTATATGAAGAGCCGACCACAAAAACTTGAATATTTTCACTAATGTCACCAAAAAACGTAGACAAATCGGGGATGTTTTTTTCGTAATCCTCTGGATTTTCGTAGTGCTTAAGTTTTTTAGTATATTTGGTATTTTTTTGATTGCTGCCAAGTTGATATACCTTGTAATTGTTCTTTTGCGTCTTAAAGTTTTCAACAATTGAAGATGCGGCGTTACCTATTCCTACTATCGAAATCATAGATTTAAAACTCCAATATCCATATAATCCTTACCTGCTTTAAGATTGGTAACAAACTTATCCAACTTGTTGTTAGAAAATATTTCCTTAATCTCTGGTATAAGATACCTTTCTTCATCCGGCATGTCAAGCACTATTTCGTCATGTACGATGTGCGACACGAATGTCCGCCTGTCTTGTAAAAATTCATCAAGAGCAACAGCACGATCGTTTACTAAATCAGCAGTCGTACTCTGTACAATGTAATTGACCGCTTTATACTCATCCACCTCGATGTGGCGGTCAAAAATTGTCCGGATTGCGCCATCTTGATAGTATTCTTGTAATAGTGAGTCTCGATCGTAAAATGATTCCTCAATTTTACTAGAATCAGGATTATATAACCAAGAGAAAAAGAATGTTTTAGCCGCTTCGCGGTCACTAATACCTTTGTTAGCAAAAACATTAGCCACATTCCATTCATGTACGTCGCCCGGGGGCTGAAGTTTACCTAACAACGCCAAGACTGTTCGGGCCTCGGCGCCATTATAATCAAGAGATATGAACCAGTCGTTTTGAGGCTTTAAAAGTGCTCTCATATCTTTTGGCATTGTTAATATAGGAAAAGACCCCGGATAAGTAGAAAGGCGCCCTGTTCGCGTTCCAAAAATATTATAATCTACATGTTTAGGGCCCAATAATAATTTTTGTGCTGCATTACGATTACGAGACGAGGTAAATAATCCGCGGGCATTTTGGTTGTTGATATTTAAAGTTTGATACCTGATTTTGTACAACAATTTTTCAACTCTTAATAAATGATCATATAGGGGTGTCTTGTTGTGCGTGTCAAAAACATGCTCAGTGATTTTATTTTTAAGTTCTAAAAATGATAATAGAAAGTCATGTGGGACTAAATCAAAAAAACAATGATCGCGAAAATTAACTTTTGCCAATTCAAAAGATTTTTTATACGCATTCATTTTTTTCTCAAATTTGCTTAAATCACCAATTAAATGTTCTGGGCACGATTCCTTAAGAGTCTTTCCTTGGCATAGCAACCAAGCATATTCGATGGTGTTGTCTTTTAAAAATCCTGAATATCTCCAAGTTCTCATCTTTGCTAAAGATTCAGGAAAATCAGATTCTTTAAATATAAGTCGACCATTGTAATAAATGCCAACGCATTCTTTTTTATCATCAAGCGCCTGAAAGTACACTATAACCCCAGTTGTTTCTTCCTATTTAGAATATAGCTTAAAGATCCGGAATAGTCAAATGTTTTATTTAGTATTTGTTCAAATGATGAAAGAGCTAAGGTAAAATCAGTGGCTGACAATTCTATTGTGTTATCGATTAACATGCTTTTTTCATAACTTGTAAATTGGCTTTCTTCCTCTAAAAATCTAATTTTACAGTAAAGATTTAAAAAATATTGTGTATTAAATTCAGCAGTAAATTGTTCGTATGAGTAATGTATGACTTTATTAACAACAGTGCGTGTGTTGTCGTTGTGGTTGTGTGTAGTTGTCAGTATTCGGTCTCTTCTGTTTTCATTATACAGAATGTAAAAAAATCTTACAAATGATTCAAAATTTATCAATGCTGCTTTATCATAACAATTATTTAAAAAAGAATCTGTGCTGTTAATATCTCTGTTTATTGAAGACATTTTATCTACCATTGCCTGTGAGGCAATATCGGCAACAAGCCTGTTTGGCATGTTAGCATCAACCATAAAACCATAAGTATTGCAAGCATTTAGAAAGAAATTCCAATTTTTACTAGCATAGAAATGTTTGAATTTTTCTTTATCATTATTAGGATCGATTACTCCTATTTCCACCACTAGGCCGCTAGCATTTATTGGACAATCTTTGCTTTTAACGTAAGCAGGATAAGTAAAAGTTTTCTTTTTTAAGCTGTTTTCAATAAATGGCATTATAACATTTACAAATTGATGAAAGTTAGCAAATCTAAGTCTTTTTTTAGTAACAATAGCTTGTACGGCGCGGGAGTATGATATTCTGTAATCTTCATATAATTTTTTTGGATCAACATAGCCTGCTGTTGGTATGAGATCAGACAAATACTTTTCTCCTGTGCTAATTTCTTGCCTTGCTGCTTTAATCTTAAATTTGTTTTGTAATTCACGAAACGATTCAACTACAAAATCAAAAGCTTGTACGCCGGAAGGCGACTGAGAGCTAATATATTTGAGCTTAAGGTTGTTTTCATTTAACACTATTGGTTGATATAGCCTATCAACTCGACCGTATAGCGCCTTTTCAGCAAAATGAAAATCAATTAAATTGGGAAAGTTAGTTTTAGTTATAAGATCATAAACCTGTTTTTTCTTGAATATATCTTTAACACTTTCGTTTTTATTTTCAGTGAGAAATGAACTCATTATTACTCAACTCCTGCAGGGCCATTATTTGCGGTGGAGGCTGATCCTCGATCTGGATTATCAGGGTCTAATCCAGCGCGCCGAGCAGCGACATCTGCTTGAAATGCTGCTCCGATGTCAAACTCTGATGGCGCTGGTCCGTCTTTAGTGTCAAAAAGACCCTTTACATAGCCAATAATACTTTCTGCCATTCCACCTAAATCGCCACCAAAGAAACCTTCTACTTTTTCGATAATAGCGTCATATATTTTATCTGATCCACCAGTATCGGAATCGGTAGCATTTTTACAATTAGGAGAGGTCGGTTCTTGATCGGGTGTATTTGGGCCGCGCTCCCACGCTCGCCTTTTTTCAAAATTACGTACACCCGTCAAGGCTTCACTAACTTCCGAAGATTTTTCTGGGTTAGCACGTCGGCGGCGATCCCTTGGCCATGCTTCCCACTTGGCCACAATGCTAGTTTCAAATTTACCGGGTGCAAAGGAATGTCTAACTTGTTGAGTAACATAAAACCCCCCTAATCCAAAATCATCTATGTTGTAGCCATTCAATGAATCGATAGTTTCAGCACTTAGAAAAGGCACCAAGCTTTTGGAGTCCAAATAAATACGCTGTCCCGGAAACTTTGCTAAATCTGCGTAGCTGTTAATCGTAACATCAAAAACTTCAGTTAATTGTTTTAGGCCATTAAATTTGCCCGCCTGAAATCTTGCTTCTTTAAGCCCCTTAATGTTTGTTCTAGTGAAACTGGCATTTTTAAATATACCGCGGTCGCGACCATGTTGATATGTGTGAATACCGAACTGCGCTCGACTGACTGCTGTATCAAAATCCAAAACCGGAGTGGAGGCTTTTTCAAAAAATACTAAATAATCATATCCTTCTAATAATGAATTGCTGTCAACAAAATTTTTGTATGTATTGATTAGCGGCCTTTGGTCTTCGGGTACAGATTGATAATGTAAACCTTTTCTACCTCCAAAATTTAATCTTAGTTGATTAAGTTTATCTGGCGGACCATCCACGCCTTCGATCGGCAATGTATACCCGACTAATGGAATGGAATCATATAGTTTTAATTGACCTAACACGCCTTGATCCACTTCTGAATCTCCTTTTAGCATAGAACGCATATAGGTAGTTATAAATTCTTTTAGAAAATCTACTAACCCGATTCTGTATTTTTTCTTACCCTCGACTAAATTTGCCAACCATGAATTAAAATGATTGAGAGGTATAGGAATGTCGCCAACGCTACAAGCGATTTCTTGTGCTGTAAAAAAATCTTTTACCATCGTTGGCCCGAGCACTGCTCTAAACTTGCTAAATCTCTCAGACCGAGCGTAATATTTATTAGTCAAATCATTTATTCTTCGAAAAGTTTCGTATGGTATTACTGCGTTGTTGGACCCGGGAAATGGTTTGCCTAATGTTTCTTTCATGTATTTGCTGTTCAAAATTAAATCCATAGCTTCTTCAATAACCGTTTTTAAATTATTTTTTGAATAAACAATTGATAGTTGTTGTAAAATCAAATTTATTAAATCGCCGGCGTAAAAATAAGCAACCTGCGTAGCATTAGGGTCATTGGCACACTTTACGATATTTAACTTTTGTTTATCATCTTCCTCTTCGTCTTCCATGGACTTTTCAACTTCTTTTGACTCTTGTTGTGACTTATTTAAATTAGATATATTTTGCTCAATAGTTTTATTTTTTCTAACTTCCGTTCTCTGAAATCCTAACGCATTTTTCAATTCGGTAAGTGCTTTGTCGACAGCGTTTCGCTTAGCATTTTGTGCCTCTTCACTATCAGAATCAGTATCGGCCTCTTCTATCGCAGCTTCATAAGTATTAAAAGCCTTGCGATAGCTTTCAAACATTTCCGCTGAAATATCTATATAATAAATTCTACCACTATTGCGCAATATATCAGTTAAAGTTTTAGAACGCTTAATTAAATCACTATTGCCTTCAGCCATTACTTCTTGTTCAAATTTAGAAGCTTGATCGGCGCCGCAAACATCTTTTAGTAAAAAAGAACCTAAAGTTTTATATAAATCTTTTTTTAGCGATTCTGAAGTAGTGAAAACATCATAAGTTAACGGGTTTGTATACTCTTTCTCAATATGCCCCTTATAGTCTATTGTTAAAGTAATTGAACCATTTTCAGCGATATCGTAACTATGGGTTATTGGGCCTAAATTCAATGTAAGTGACGAATACGGATTTTGGACCGTGATGGCCGTTGAATTTTCAACAATCCCAACCTGTGCAATAATTTTAAAATCTAAGTCATCAAGTGCCCCAAAAGCGCCATCACCATCTGGTTCAGAAAATTCGCTAGCCGTTGTGTCAGTCTTCATAGCTAAATCAAAATATTTATAAAATAATTTAGTAAACTTGCCGCTGCGAGGATCTTTAATTGTGCCACCAACCCTAGGTTTTAATAAATCATCCATACTGCTAGCATGTAAAACCAAGGTTGCTGAAACCGAGCGCTCGCGAGTATAGGGGTTAACGCCATCAAGTGACATATCAAAGTTTTTTATTCCTACACCGTAAGCTCTTTTGCTGCCGTTTTTGATGAAATTTTCTACATCTGCAGCGCTAATACCATCTGTATCAAAAGCGATTTCAACAATTTGTTCCGTGCCCTCAGAGTGAAAAGATTTAAAAAGACGAATTTTTGATGTTAAAGTCGATAGCTTATCATTATCAATATCAATGTAGCCTTGATAGCCGGGTTGGGCAGTTAAGTAATTTAAAAAAGAGTAGGGCTCACCATAACACTGGAGGGCTGCATTTCTTTCAAGTTCATTATTGGGGGTGGAGTGGTAAGGGTACGGATTTTCTCCTTTTAGGGTGAATAAAAGTTCCTTGAATTTGTCTTCAAGATCATCTTCTTTTTTCTCTAATCTTTCCAATGAAGTTTGAAACTTTTCATTTCTTAAATTAATTAAATTTAGCAAATGCATTAACACAAATGTTTGATCGGTGAAACCTCTTAATTTCGGCAGACTTCTATTAGCATAGACGACCATTTCTTCGCCCGCTATATTAGCATCTTCTTGTGCTTGTTGAGCAGATTCGGTTAGGTCATTGCCCCGGGGATCGGGATTATTTTTTCCAGCAGGATCACTCCCGGCTGCTGCAGCGTCGGAGGCCGCGGCGGCTCCGGCGGCAGTTTTGAAATCAAAAGTTCCCTCTGGATTAACTTGAGTAGGCGGAGCGTCGACAGGTAAATCGGCGAAGAAGGTTGGAGCAGGAAATATATTAACTGGGGGCATAATTATTAATCCTAATAGTCCAATCCTAGCACATCTAGAACAGTATTAATGTTGATAGGGATTTCAAGCAAGTCTCCAAATTCTAAATCAACTTCTGTTGGGGCTGAATTATACCAAGCAATGACCCACCAGTATGTTGGATCTCCGTAGTATTTGTCAGCTAATTTGTAATATCTATCACCTAACGACCATATATGTTTGTCGGTGATAATTCTGGTTCTCTCGGCGACGGATGGATTTTTTAAAATTGGTGTAGCGTAATGATTAGCTATCCTTATACCTCTTTTTTTGGTTAAAAAGTCGTAATATTCTAAATTATTTCGAAATCTTCTCGTTCTTTTATATCTTGGCATATTTATTTACCTCCGGAAAACATAGTGCTTCCAATCAGTCTGTCAAGAAATTTATTTTTCAGCGCTTCGTCGGAATCAATTCTTGCTTGGTTGGCTCTTTCTTGTGCAATTCTAACATCGACATCTGCTGGTTTTTGATCAGAATCAACTGCTTTCATACCATCTGGTGTGCCGGCAAGTCGAATTTTGTGCGGGAAGGATTCAGCTAAAGGCTCTCCGGTCGACGCATCCCAACCAATTGTTTCTTCATGTATAACAGCAAAACCTAAAGTTACAGTCAGCGACTGTGGCAATACTGTGTTAGGTGCTTTTTCAAATATTTGAATATTTTGAAGGTCAGATCTATAGCTTATGCTGCTAATCGCAGAAAGAACTCCATTTTCAGGTAGTGGTGAGGTTTGATAATTTTTTAATGCCTCCTGTGGAGATTTAGGAGGATCAATCGCAGCATCAAGATCTCCAATGTTTTGTCTGCGGCTAGCATCGTCGACACTCATTCTCTCTCTTGTAATCAAGTTCATCATTTTGACTCTAACAAGTGGTGCTTGTCCGATAATCATCCCAGTGCCATCTTCATTTGGCATGTAAGTTGGATAAAGCATTTGAACCAGTTTAGAAATCCTACCCATATTTTCATATGCCTCGCCTACCGAAGACGCTGGTACGTTAAATGCCAGTGAAATATTTCTGGATGTCCCGGTATAATTTTGAATTGGGTCTGTTCTACCGTATACAGTTGTTGGCGACCAAGCGCAGTTGAAAGTTTCAGAATAATCATTCACAAAAGCTTTAAAAAACACAGTTTTGCCTGTTGCGATGTGCTGGAAGGATATTACATATTGGCCAAAATTGGCGTATGAATCAGACATGTCAACAAGCGCATCACGGCGCAAGCCGCGATCTCTTCCATATTTTGACACACCAAAATAATTTGTATCATCATTTTTATCTAATTTTTTAAGATCATCGCCGTTAGACATTCATTTATTCCTCTTAAAATCCTGCGCCATTAGTAATAACTCCGCTTCCAATAGAGTTAAGCTTCGATGAAGTAGCTCGCGCAACTGAACCATCCAGCGCTCTTCCGTCAATATTAACTTGAACGTCGATATGCGCTGCTTCTTGGGCGGCTAAGCCCTCTTTAATAATTTGAAGTGCCTCTTTTCCAAACTTTTCGCCGGCGTCAACCATTCCAGCAGTTGCTTCTTTAACTGCTTGTTGTGTTTTGGCCACGTATGGTGCAACAGTATCTACTGCCTTTTGTGCTGTTGCTTCCACGGTTTGGGCGCCCCTAGTACCCATAAATTCACCCATGGCTGCTTGACGTGCTGCGGTGGCCGCGGCTAGTTTGTCTTCAGGCGTACCACCGGATCCCATGTCTTCGGCTTCCATTTCGAGGTACGTCTTTCTTGAATCCAAGTCAGCGATGATCTCATCTTTACTAGAAAAACCAAAAAGAAGCGTACGAGCGGCGCCGCCCAGCGTGTTTGCCAACGATAACATTAATTTGGTGAAAAGTTGATCAGCCAAATTCTTCAACAAAGGAAACACATCATCTTTAAGATATGCAAGCGTCGGCTGTAAAAGGTAAACATTAAAATACTGGTACCCTTCAACAGCTAAAGCCTTTAACACATTTAGGCCTTTTTTTAAAAATTCTTTATTAAAACCAAATTCTTTGTCGAGATAATCTCCTAACTCTGTAACCTTTCCTTTTACAACATCGAAGGCAGTCGATAGAGCCCCCATAAACCCTTTTTCATCGAAAGCTTTTCGTATAGTATCAAAATCGTCTTTAATGGCAAACAAAACGCCTCCTGCCATTACAGCTAAAAGTCCTTTCAAAGAAAACATGTTACTAAGCACCGTGCCAGTAAAGCCAGCAATACCTTTGAAGATTTCATAACCCTTTTGTACACCATCTACATTTGCTAAATTATATAAAATACCCACGGCTCCCACCATTTCTGAATTCTTGCTAACAAAAGCATTTGTTTTATTGATCAACTCTTCATTGAATTTTTCGAATTTAGAAATTAACGGAGTAAAACCTTCGAAAGTTGCTCTTGTGGCTTCTTGTATGCGGCTAACTGGCCGGGACAAAGCTCCGACCATATTATTCATTACAGAGTCAAACCCCCTTAAACCAAAAGCTTCTTTTGATAATTCCTCAAAACTAACTGCTGCTGTGTCAACTTGTCCTGTTAACTCTTCCACGTCTCCAGAAAGCATTTTCATGAACGTAGAAACATCTACACCCATGACACCTGCTAACGATTTCTTTAGATAGTAATCATTTGAATTTGCCAACGATTCAACCGAATGACCAGCAGCAAAAACAGCGTCTCTTAACATTTCAAAACGCTTTGCAGGATCTACTTCTTCCACCATACTTAAAGAATCTAGATAGTTTCCACCTAAAACAGCGTTCAGACTTTGTACAGCTTCAGCAGCACCTTCGAAAGTATCAAATTTTTCCGTCATTGACAAAAGCGTGCCCATTTCAACACCAGTTGCTTTGGATGCCGCGGCTAATTCTTTAAATGCTTGCGGACCCGTAACACCTAAAGCAGCAATCATGTTTTCAGCGCTGCCGAAATCTCTTGATAGTTGCTCAATTGGCACCTCCAAGGCCCGGGCGGTAGTGCGTAAATCAATTAAAAGAGATTCAGTTTGTCCGAGAGATAACCCCAAGGTTCTTGTCGATGTCTCGAAAACTTTTGCTGAAGTTTCATAACTGACCCCCAATTCTCCCAAGAGAGCAGCTGTTCTGCCGATCTCAAGTTGCTGCTCAGCATTTAACTGAGTAAACATTGTGAATTGAGATTGAAGCGTGCCTATGGCTTGTGCAGCATCACCAGAGTCAACCCCAAATAAACGTAGCCTATCAGTTAGTTCACCAATATTAGAGGCAAACTCAGATGAGGCGCCGGTGGTTTTTTGAAACTCAATCGTTAACGTGTCTAATTTTTTGGCTTCATCAAAAACACCCTTTACAATGCCGGCAAACTTTGTTATAACTTTGTCAGCAGCGTTCGTGAACATATCGAACGCGCCAACTAAACCTTGAGTTGATAACGTCAATAGGTCTGTCTCTGTACGCTGATCCTTTAACGCGTTTCTTGTTTGACGCGTGAGTTTTTCAACTTCTTTTTGTTTTCGATTATAAGCAGAGCTGCCTTTTTCTAAGTTCTCTAATTCGCCGCGGGCTAAAGCCAGTTCTCTAGTGTACTGATCCAAATCAGCCGAGCTTGGGCTGGGGGTCGTCTCGGAGGCCTGTTTAGCTGGCTGGTCACGGATCTGTGCTAAGATCTGTTTAATATCTTTTAATTCGTCTACTTCAGCCATAGAATAAGTGCCCTTTAAATTAATTAGTTGCGATTAATATTTTACAATTACTTAAAATCAAGCCCGGGCGGCGGTGCTGGCTGATTGTGGGCGTTTAGAGTTTGGGTGTCGCCGGCGGATTGGCTATTCATTGCCTCTCTTTCTGATTTAAGGTGTTCCATTAACCTATTAACAAACCAGTCTCTAAGTCCAATTGGAAGATTGTAGGCTTCAGTAAATGACCAGCCTCCGAAATGTTTTAGGAAGAAAAACTGTTCATATACATTTTCCATATACTCACCTGTCAGGCCAAAAAAAGTCCGCAGTGAGCGGCACCTCCATATCCTCTGTGTGCGAGCAATTACTACAGGAAAAACCTAGTTTAAGTTCAATATTTGGTACCAGCGATTTGTAAACGCTCCTTAAAAAAGCAGAATCAGCAGAAGGAATATTGTGTACAACGTAATCTACTGCTTCTTTTGTCGAGTTACCATTAACTGATTCAATCATATGTGACAATTGCGTGGTGACTAATCTCTCGGATTTGCTTTTTTTATTTTGCTCAATTTGGCCTGCTAAAGAATTTTCGTCGTATCCATTTAAAAGTCTCAAACTTACATTTAAACCAGATTTTGGCAATGTAACAGCGTACATGCCATTATCAAGAATATTTACTGTTTCTGGTAAATTATTGATAACATCTGTGGCAGTTATAACTTTAGCATCGTTTAAATCAAAATTGTGTGATTGTGCAGTGAGACATTCTGGACATGTAATTTGTGTTTTATACGCATTACTATACCCGGAGACTCGCGCGGCTATAACAATTGCGTTTCTATCTCCAACTAATAAAGATTTAGGATTTATGGCCTTATTGACAATAATACTTTCTAGAAGTCTCTCTAAGGCGACTCCATTTTGTATTAGTGTAACCGAAGTTAGGATATCCTCTTCTTTTGCCGTCATCTGTTTAATTTCTATGGTAGTTTGATTAAACAGCGGGTGTTCAGGTGGGTAGTACCTACCCTCAGATGGGAGTTGAACAAACTCTGTTGGGGCGACGAACGAAAAAATATTCGAATCAATTGCCCCAACGGGGGGGTTAGATGGCTCAGGAGTTGTATCTGCTCCCCCAAGCCGGTTTTTATTTCGTGACAATTTTCACCTCTATGTAATGTTTTATGTCTAAATTATCCAGATATATCAAAGAATGTATCTGATGAATCGATTTCAGCACTACCAACGTTGCCGAAGGTATGGAGCCTAGCCCAGTCATAACGTAATTTAAGTTTAATCTCTGTTAGTTCGTCATTACCGTATGCCAAAGTACCACCAAAATCGACCTCTTGGGCAAACGCATTCCACAGTGTCCATTCTTCAAGTGGGCTACCACTTGCATCAATTTGTGTAATGGTGACAGTTCCAAGAGCGCCAACAGCACTTTGCTTAGACATACTTGTAAGCTTGCCGCTATCGGGAGTATCAGGGAGATTGTACCCAGCACCTTGTAAAATGCCAGCTAGCGTTGCTACCACTTCTGGATCACCGCCCGGGTCAACCATAGTAATTTCAACTGGGTTCCAAGTAACTTTTCCCGGATAGTAATAAGTGTGGTTGAGATATTGATGACTAGCTTCAGCCATTGTAAAAGTCGGCTTATTAACCTGCTTCGCGTACCAGAGCATCGCACCTCCAACCTCGGTGGTAATTCCCTGAATGTTGATATAAAATCTAAAATTTCTCTTTGGATCACTAAGAAGTTCATCTTTGTTTCCAAAGTTTGTTGACCAGAATGGCATTAGTTGTTTTCTCCCTTTAATTTAACTAGTATAGTCACTATTTTTAGTCGTCAAATGATGCCCCAGTATTAGCAATAATGAAGTCAATAGCGATGAATTCAATTGCTCTAGCTGGTTTAATCATAATCTTAGCGTAAAGAATATTCTGATCAATAAGATCAGGAGTAGTCGTTGTCTCATCAAGCACTAACTTATACTCGCTGAGACCATATCTCGTCTTGACGTTTGACAAGAACGGCTCAATAAGCCCCTTAAATCTATCCCAAGTCGCCTGAACATTTTGTTCGAAAAGAATCTGTGTTGAAAGAATTGAGATTTGCTTCTTAAGGAAGATAACCAGTCTTCTAACATTAATTCTATCAAGCGCTGATGGGCGCATTTGAAGAGTTTTCTGTCCGAATACCACAATCCCTGTAGACGGGAAGGAGGCAATTGGATTAATGTGAGCTTCGTATAATTGATCTCTTTCCTTTGACGAAAGCCTAGAGGATGCGTTCAATATTGGGATTCCGGCAGCACCATCAGAAAGTCCGCCGCGATTAAATCCGGCAGGAGCAAACCAAATGTCTGCTTTTGCTTGAGAAGAAGCAAAAACACCCATCATAGCGACAGATGGCGGCACCCACAAGGTTTGACCATTTGCAGAATCTCTAGTTTGGACCCATGGGTAGAAGGTACAAGCATATGAGTTATCAATTCTTCTAGCTCTCAAGTTTTGTACAGTGCCAATGACATTTCTATTGGCTCTTTGGGTTTTATCAGCTACATATTCCTCAGCAAATGGTGTGTACACATTAGGCAAATCAACAACTGCTAACGCATCGCGTCTTTCTTGACATAAATCCATTTGATAATTAGTCAAGCCTTCATGCGTTAAACCGGGAACCGCTAATACATTGAAATCAAGCAATTCTGGGTCTGCTACAGTTTCCAATGCTTGGCGAACTGTATTGAATTCGTAACTAGTGGTTTTAGTTCCAGCAGCAGCAATTTGCGTGTTTGCGAGCGGATCTGGTACCGTAATATCGAACCCATCAAATCCTCCGAAGAACGGGGCCATGAAGCTGTCATACCCTAAGTCAAGAAGACTTCTATAGTCTTTTCCTACTTGAGCAGTCAGGCTGCTTTCATCGGTTCTCGAACCTGAAGTATACGTAAAATCATTTGTGTTTTGTACTAGGTTATCCATTGTAAAAATATCGGCATAACCATCAATCATCTGGGTTGCGGCACCATCGGCTGCTTTTGTAGCAAGTCCTAAAGTTGTTGGATCGTCGCCCTGACCCGCAAACAGCATTCTGTGCAGGTCTCCCAAGCCAGTTGCGGGTCGGGTGGAAGTTGCCTGTCTCGTTGACCGCATACCGAATACAGCGTCATCTCTGTTGGTAACTTGTGCATCCGTATCCTTGCTGACTAGTGGTAGCGATGGGAATTTATAAGTTGCCAGCAAACGACCATCCTTACCAACACCTCCAGAGATCGCAGAGTCTGATGAGGCGGCGTCGACACCAGCCGTGGTGGTACCAAAGTTGGGTATTGTAATCGGAGTACTGTTTGATCCGACTGTCTTGTTTCCAGCAGTTCCAGCGGTAGTCTGTGTTACTAAGATACTGGTGCCGGAAGCTTCAGCAGTATACAACTTTGGCGCGTTCATAGCGTTAATTTTGTTGATAATCGCATCACGAACTGCGGTAGCATCGGGCGAGCCGGCCAAGCCAACATTTATACTCACACCAGTACCAGCGCCGCCGGCGTATCCGTCAGTATTAGTGCTCTGAGCGACTGTTTTGTCTAATCTATACTTTGTTGAGTTGCCAGCGGCATCAACCAATACAAACGACTGGCCAGTCGTAATAGTGCCGTGCGCTCCAACGGGGCCCATTGTTAATGATGCCGCTACAGCAGACGATGGCATCATACCGCCTCCAACAATTGATGATGCTTTAGCTGTAATAAATGGACCCAAACTGGTTTGTGCAGTAGAGGGTGTGGTAGCAGCATTCGAATGTGAAGATGTTACTTGAACACTTGGGTACACAGGCGGTAAATAGAAACCAAATGGTACGAAGGACGGGTTTGTGGCGCCGGCTTCTACATCATCGTTTAATTCAACATACACGTATCTTGAAACATTTTCGTAATTACCATATCTTCTTAATCTCTCGTTTGTTTCATCCCACTCATAGTATACATCACCAATTCGCTTAGAAATAAAGTTAGGCGAAGTTGGATCCAAACTAAGGTTATCGTATCTTTCAAGAACTTGTTGGTTTGTGTCAGTGTCGCCCAAAGCACGAATAACAACCGAGAAGGAACCATATTCTTCTTCAAGAGAAATGGGGCCACGAATTCTGTCAATTTGAATTTTAGCATTCTTGTGTAACCATTCGCCATGCCCTCTTCCTTTCAAGCGGAAAAGCTTTTGTTGTTTTTCTGGCTGGAATTCTCCAGCTGGGCCAACATCCTGTGATATGAACCAGCCGGCCTTCGCTTCTTGCGAACCACCGGAAACGCCCTTCATCTTCATTGGACCAGTTGTTGGGGCCGTTGCGGAACCTGAACCAAGAGGTAACATAATACCAATAAGCGGCGCAGCAACGCTAGATAAATTGTCTCTAAGGAACTGTTCATAGGTTTCCCCAAGCCAATAATCTTTTTCGGCAGTCTCTGGATAAAATGATCCTGAACCCAGTAAAGTTGGATTGGTATTAATTTTCTTTCTAATGAAGTTTTGACTTCCATCATCGAAACTAATAGAGAAGTTTTCAGTTTCAGGATTGGTTGCGCCGATTTTGGTGTATTTAAGTTTGAAGTTTCCATTAGAGTCTGAATTAAGGTACGTTGCCAAAGCAGCTGTATGTACCAGTGTAAGACCAGTATCGTCGGTACCCATAACTGAACCACTCAGCAAAAACGCTCCTTCATCGGCATAAAGAATTGCACCCAAGTGAAAGGAACCGGTTCCTGACAACTTAGAGTCTCCAGCATCAGTATTTTGAGTGATACTACCCGAGTGTGCGACGAAAAGGCCATATGCTCCGCCACCACGACGAGCACTAGAATCAGCAGGATTACCTTTTGTGGCCCATCCACACTCACCGTCGCCGGTAGCATTAGCAGCCTGCTGTCCCAAAAGTCTAATATATGTAAGTGGTGCTACTTCTGAACGAAGGAATGCCTTGGCAGCATACGTGCCGTACATTGGTGATTGGTTGTTTCCATCACGATATACATCACCTCCACCTTTACCCGGTACGGTGTCGCCAAACTGATCAACAAATTCTTGAAAATTGTTGACACTGATCGGCGTCATGGCCAATCCTTTCTGGGCACGACCGATCACTACAGGACCAATGGTGGGGGGAGCCGGGGTAACAAATGATTCATCAATCTCATTGATAAAAATACCCGGAGATACGAACTTAAAGTTTTTAATCGACATTTAGCAAATTCCTCTCTTATGTTACAATTCTTTTATAAATTATAAGCTAATCAACAGTAAATAGTAAACCCATTTTCAAAAGTCTCCCGATATAACAAGAAATTGATAGGTTTCAGGAACTAAATATCAAAAATGGACGAATCTCCCGGAAGTGGTACGCTTTCTCTAGGAAATGTAATCTCAACTATATTTTCATCAATTCTAACAATTTTACGATCAGTGTTCTCGCCATCACCGATCAAGTAGCCTAAAACTTTAATTTTTATATCTGAATTAAACATCCGAATATCTTCGTTTAAAGTAGCTACATTATCGCTAGCAGCATAACTGGAGTCTATAAAAGCTTCGTACATGTGGCCGTTTCTTCTCATAACAAAAGAGTTAATTTGACCAGTTCTGGTAATAAAAGGAGCTAGTAACTCATTCATTTGCTGTTGGTATTCGGTTTTAATACTTATTTTGTAATCCACATTAACATATACGGGTATTGGTATGGACAAAGTTTGGATTACAACTTTTTTATTAATTCTTGGGAAATTGCGCTGTAAGGCAGTCTTAGTATTTGTTCTAGTTCCAGAAGCAACCGCAAAATTTCTAGTTTTATCCTGAACAATCCTTTTCGCGATTGTCATGCGACCACTGCTGCCATTATACTTTTCAGAATATTTGTGTGCTTGATACACACCTTTGCGCTGTGGATCTTTGGTAATCCCTGTTCTTTGTATGCTCATGAGTGGCAACTTTAAA